GGGGTGGAGATAATCGCACAAGCCTTTACCCTCCTTGGCTTCTTTATTGCATGGTTAACATTAACGGGATCAGCAAGAGACATAGTTGGTATTGCAGTACTTGCAACCACAGTAATCTGGCTAATTACAATCCCACTAAGAAAGGAGGACTAAATATGGCAACTAAAAAGGTAGTAGAGCCTCCTAAGAAGGAGCACCCACAAAAGGCAATCACTAATATCTTGATGAGAATCGTAGCAGTCTTTGCAGCATCTGGTCTATCAGTACTTGGTGCTGGAGCAGTAGTAGGAATTGACACAGTTCAGGCAGTATTCTTAGCAGGACTATTAGGCGTAGCAACAGTCATTGAAAGACTGGCAAGGGCTTTTTTGGACGATGGAAAACTCACATTGGCAGAGATCAATGATGCGTTTAAGACGGTAGACAAAAAGGCTAATTAGTCATTATTGACCCTAGTTGACAGCCCTCTCTGGGCAATGGTATACTTGAGTATATCTATCTGGAGAGGGCTTTGTCATGACCTGTATTGCAGTTGTACGCCATGAAGATAAAATTTACATGGCTGGAGATCGTGGGGCATCAGATGATGGCACTATTCTAGCACTTGAAGCACCAAAGGTTTGGAAGATAGGTCCTTATCTTATTGGTTACGCTGGATCAATGGACGGAGAAAGAATCCGTTATAACTTTAAGCCAACACCACCTAACATTAAAGACACAGACAAGTTTATGCAGACAAGATTTATTAAAGAACTAAAAGAATTTTACAACGAGTTCTGGGTTGACACATCAAAAGATGGAGACCTTGGTTTAATTATTGCAGTTCGTGGAAACATCTATGAGCATAGTTCTGCGGACATGTCTTTATCTAAGTATACGCTCCCATACCTTGCTATGGGGTCTGGAGCAGAGTATGCATATGGAGTTTTATATGCAACAGATAAGCAGAAAAATGCAAGGAATAGAGTAGTCCAAGCAGTAAATGCTGCAATTAAATTTAACCCATCATGCATGGGCCCAGTTGACATTGTCAGTCTTTAGGAGTATACTTTTAATATGGACGAAGAGTTTAATGAAATTTTAAGAGACATCCAAAACATAGAATCAGATTTTGACGAGTTTGAAATCTGGCTTGATAACGGTATTCAGCGTGGCTGGATAACGGAACCGTTCTGCAATACTCATGATGGAGATCCATATATGAGTCAAGAAGAGCAGGAAGAGTGGGAAGCAGGCGGAGACCCATGCCAAGTAGTTTTAAAAATCAAACAATAACAACAACAAGGAGAAACAAAATGAAGAAGACACTACTAGCACTACTATCAATTGCAATTGCATTTACAGCAGTTGCACCAGCACAAGCACAAGATGAAAGAGTCTTAGCGATTATTGACTCTGCTATTAACTCAAATAACTTTCCATCAATTATTCATGAGGTCTGCTTTACAACTGTAAAGTCAACAAACCCAAAGGAAAATATGTCTTGCCCTAACGGAGAACTGTTTATGGAAGGAAAGGGAGCAGCATCTGCACCTTGGCCAGCGTCTGTAAACAATGCAACCTACCATGGAGACTCTATGGTAAAGGCTGCCCTAACAGTAAATCCAAATCTAAAGATTGTCTTTGTTAGATTTAACGATGTCACAAGTCTTGGAAACTCACGAGGAGATGTCAAAGCATTGGCTTCAGCAATTAATTGGGTATCACAAAATGCAGCAAAGTACAGCATTGATGCTTTGTCAATTAGTCAGTCAACAGTAAGTACAGGAAACCTTGCACTATGCTCAACAGATAAAGTTGTTATTAATGCAGTAGCATCATTAAACATTAATAACATTCCAGTTTTTGTTGCAACAGGAAATGATCGTCGACGAGATGTTGTAGGATTTCCTTCATGTGTTAATGGTGCAATCGGCGTGGGAGCACTAGGTAATGCAACACAACTAGAGGCAGCAACAAACACAGGTCCTGGACTTGACATGGTTGCACCTGGCAAGGTACGTATCACCAAGTATAACGGTTCTCCAACAGACACTGCTGGTAGTTCCGTAGCAACTGTAGTATCTGCAGCATCTTACGTAAATCGTAACACCTTTAAAACATTTGGTGAGTATCTAACATCTCTTCCAAAGATTTTAATTGGCACTGTGTCATACATCCGTAATTAAATACTAGTCCTGGGTATGACTAAAACTGCCTACCATTGCCTCATAACTCAGTTGGTAGAGTGCCGAACTGTTAATTCGGATGTCCCTGGATCGAGACCAGGTGAGGCAGCGTGATATAATAGAAACACATGTCAATAAGGAGGCATATCATGGCAGCAAAAGGTAGTCTAGAAGCAATCATTGAGGTTGCAAAAAAGGAAGTGGGCACAATCGAAGGCCCAAAAGATAATGAAACAAAATACGGTGCATGGATCAAGGTTAACTTTCAGCCATGGTGCCAGTCATTCGTTTCTTGGTGTGCGTTTACATCAGGCGTAAAGTCATTCCCTAAGTCTGCATCTACAGTTGCAGCATCAGATTGGTTTAAGAAGGCAGAGCGTTGGTCAGATGCTCGTAATGATGATCCACAAGCAGGAGACTGGATCTATTTTGATTTCCCAGATGACGGTGTAAATCGTATTTCACATGTTGGTTTGTGCATTAAGAACAACGGTGACGGAACTATTCAGGTTATTGAAGGAAACACTTCAGGAACTGCAAAGGGAGATCAGCGCAACGGAGGAATGTGCGTAGAAAAGACTCGTGCATATGTAAAGAACAACAAGAAGAAGTTAGTTAATGCTGTAGTTGGTTGGGGCCGTCCAGTTTACACTGGAGAAGAGAATGCTCCACTACTAAACAAGTTAGCAGCAACACCTGTTAAGACTACAACTGCAGATGCTGCAAAGAAATCAGCAAAGCCAGCAGTAAAGAAGTCATCTGGTGGCGGAGGAAAGGGACCTGTGGCACTATAATGGAATCTAAAAAGAAATCATTACTAAAAACAATCAGTTGGCCATTTGTACATTTTACTTTTGTTGCTGGAATTTTATTTGCAGCAAGCCATATAATTTATGGTGAGGCTGAATGGGAGTATGTTGGACTATACGCACTTTCATACATGGCATTAGAAATGACATTCTATTACCTACATGAGAGAGTCTGGGCTAAATTTGGAAAGGGAATTAAATAATGCGTATTAAAATAATTAGGTTTGTTGTTAAAGCACTTGGCTATGACTGGGGTGGCGATAATCTTAACGCACCTGTTTGGACAGTAAAAGCAAAAAAGAAGAAGTAGCCTATGGCACTGTACGAATATGATTGTATGCCATGTGCACAAAGATTTACCAAAGAAAGATCTATTCAAGAAAACGATCCTGGATATAAATGTGAAACTTGCAATTCACCTCTAGTTCGTGTATACTCTAATGTAGGAGCAGTATTCAACGGTAGTGGATTTTATTCCACTGATAACAGAAAGCGGTAGTATAATGTTTAGTATGATCAAAGACAAGGCTGAAGAAAAAGAATGGACACTTACACCCCTTGATCGTTGTGATCGATGCAATGCAGAGGCACTAGTCAAGGTTACTGGAATAACTGGAGATTTATTCTTCTGTGGTCACCACTACAACAAGGTTATGGCTATTCCAGATGGATACAATAGTATGATGTCTTTTATGATCAGCGTAGTTGATGAGCGAGAAAAACTAGCCTAGTAGTGAAAATTCATTATATGTTGAGAGATCAACATTGCGATGTAAAGCAATTAAAAGATCTTTCTCATAGGCTAGAAGACTCTGGATATGATTCAGTATTGCTTACCTTTCATTCAGCACAAGCAGACTATTTTATAAAGTCTGCTGCTGCACTTACTCCAGGTCATAAACTAAAGTATATGATTGCTTTAAGACCATACCACGTAAGTGCTCAGTATGCTGCAATGATGACTATAGGATATGATCAAATAGATAGTAACAGGCTTGTTTTTAATTGGGTTGCTGGAGACTTTCATCAAAGAGAAGACGAACCTGATTTAGAGTTTGACATTTTTGGAGAATCAGAATCAGTAGATAGCATTCAAAAAAGAACCACCTACTTAAGAAATTTTGTAAACATGTACAAGTTGTACTGTCCAATAAAGGCAAGACCACCAATGGTATTTAGTGGTTTTTCCGACTATGCTCTAGAGACTGTGAGAATCTTTAATGGAACGTCTTTGTGCATGCTAGACACCTACAGAGAAAACATAGAAAAGTTTGACGGGATTGAAAGCCGAATGGTTAGTGCTAATGTAACTATACTAGAGTCAGATGAAGAGATTAAAGATTATAAAGAAAAGACCTCTGCTTTTAATCCTAGGTTCTTGGGCTGGTCAATAATTGGAAACTATGAAACAGTCAAACAAGAAATAATAAATCTTAAGAATGAAGGAATAACTGACCTGCTGTTGTTTACTAATACTACTAATCTGAGCACAGCATGGAACCATAACAATGACATGATAGTAAACAAACTTGTTAAAGAAATAAATAGTGAGGCTGCACAAGATGATAATTAATCAAAAAGAGTATGACTCAATACTGTTTGTTCATATACCAAAGACTGCAGGATCTTCAATTTCTAAAATATTAGATGAAAAAAATTTAGACAACTGGAAGAGAGAATGGCCAAGGCATCACGATCCATACTCGTATCTAAAAGAAGCAAACCTAGTGGACGAGAGAGTGTTTTCTTTTGCTGTTGTAAGAAACCCCTACACAAGAACCTATAGTTGCTACAAGCAATACAATAAAACTAATCAAACAGACATCTCTTTTGCACAGTACCTAGATAATATTAAACAGGGGAAAATATCTACAGTAAGCCCACTACTCCACATCCCCCAGTCTTTTTATATCATGGACCAGGATGATCTGCAGGTAGAGAGACTTTATAAGTTTGAGAACCTAAAAGAGTTAGAGGATGAACTCGGCTGGGAACTTGGATTTTACAATGTAGGCAACTATGTGGTAGAATCATATATACAAGAATATTCAGATGAGGCAATAAAAATGGTTCAGGATTTCTACAGTTCTGACTTTATTAACTTTGGATATTCTAAAGATTTTAATCAGACCCTGGAGGCAAAATGAGAAAGACGCTAGAAGACTTTAACTTTAAGCAACACAGTAAGTATGATGTTGAGCCCATCAAAAACTATATAGATAGTTTTTCTGACGAGTGGTTTATCAATACATCAAGACAAGATAACTACTATGTTCATAAAGATACTAACTCATACTTTGTCTATACCGCAGATCTTATGTGGAAAGAAGGAGAAAAATTTTCTACTCAGAAAACATCTAATGATACTGGGCTGCTTGAAATTCTTGAGCCAATAATCTCAGACCTTGAAAGAATCCACAAGGGTGTCAGAGGTATGGTACTTTTGATTAAGTTAAAAGCAGGTCAAGATATAGCACATCATCATGATGCAGGAGACTACCTTATGCTTTCAAGAAGAAACCACATCCCAGTAGTCACATCTGATAGTGTATTCTTTGGTGTCGGAGACGATAAGGTCAAGATGGGCACTGGAGAATGTTGGGAAATAAACAACTCAAGAACTCATTATGTAAACAATGGCAGTGAAATAGATAGGGTGCATTTGTTAATTGACATTATGCCAAACACAGAAATAGGCGAAAAATGATTATTCAGATTATAGGTCTTCCAGGTTCAGGAAAGACAGAGTTAGCCAAGGCACTCAAAGAAAGAATTAATGCTATTCATCTTAATGCAGATGAGGTCCGTGCAACAGTAAACTCAGACTTAGGTTTTAGCCCTGAAGATAGAATTGAACAGGCAAGACGTATGGGGGACATGGCAAGACTTATTGCTAAGCAGGGAGTTGCTCCAGTGATAGTTGATTTTGTATGCCCAACTGACCTAACCCGTGCAGCCTTTGGCAAGCCAGATATTTTAATTTGGGTAGACAGAATTGAGTCTGGAAGATTTGAAGATACAAATAAGATGTGGGAAGATCCAGAGTCATGCGATGTCAGAATCCCCTGTGGGATGACCGTAGAAGAAGAGGCTGACCTTATCATTACTGCTTGCCAGTTACACGACTGGACAGCCCCCACAACCCTTATGCTGGGCAGATATCAGCCATGGCATGAAGGGCATCACGCTCTTTACAAAGAGGCAGGGAAGAGAACAGAGCAAGTTTTGCTGGGAGTCCGTAATACCTACAATACAAGTGAAAAAGATCCACTTAAGTTTGATCAGGTAAAAGAATATATTGCCAAAGATGAATTTATGGATGGTGCATTAGTATTAAGATTACCTAACATTACCAACATTGTATATGGTCGTGATGTTGGATATAAGATTGAACAAGTAGATTTGGGGGCAGACATTCATGCTATTTCGGCTACTGAAAAACGCAAGCAGTTGGGTCTTTAATTATTTAGAAGAGTCTGGTCGCTTAATGAATGAAGCAGAAGAGCGAATAATGTTTGGGGACAAAGATGAGCGTAAAGAAAAGTAGATCACTTGTTAAGTCTTTAACATGGAGAGTTGTCGCAATGGTTTCAGGGTTTGTAACTCTTTACGCTTTGAGCGAAGATATTAGTCTGGCTACTATTGCTACACTAATAACCAATGGGGTTAACTTTGTGGCATACTATTATCATGAAAGAATTTGGAATGCTGTCGGGTGGGGTAAAGAATGACAGTAACTAAAGCAAGATCATTTGCCAAGGCATTAAGTTATCGCATATGGGGAACTCTTTCCTCTGTTGCTGTTGCCTATGTCATTACAAAAAACGCTTCTCTCTCTGTGACGATTGCGTTTTGGGAAACGGTAGTTAAAATATTCATCTACTACGCACATGAGCGTGGATGGAACTATATACAATGGGGGAGAAAGTAATGACAAAGAATATAGTTGTTGTTGGTGGTGGAAGTGCTGGATGGCTTACTGCACTTAAAGCACAAAGATCATACCCAGACCTAAACATAACTGTTATTGAGTCAACAGAAATAGGAATCTTGGGAGCAGGAGAAGGCTCTACTCCATACCTTGCAGACTTCTTTGACCACCTAAATATTCCTTTGTCTGACCTAATAAAAAACTGTGACGCAACCATTAAGAATGGAATCAAGTTTACAAATTGGAATAATGATGGAGAGTTTTATTATCATGGGTTTTCTACAACAGATAGGTCACTAGGCTTTGATGCTGTGTACGATAAGTATCTTTCTAATAGCCCTCTTATTGCAGCAAGTATTGCTTTAAATAATAGCGTAAAGAAGATAGACTTCACAGAAAAAATTTCAGAGGCCAACAAGGTTCCATTCACTTTAGAAGCAAACAAGAGAGATTTCGGGTTTGTATCTAAAAAAGATCCTATAGATGATTATAAAAAAATAGGAAATATTTCTATACATTTTAATGCTACCAAACTAGCAAATAGACTAAAAGAAATAGGAATAGAAAGAGGAATCAAAGTAGTTGATGGCACAATAAAAAATGTCTCACTAGATAAAGATAACTATGTAAATAGTTTAACTTTAGAAAATGATGAAAAGATTATCTGTGATTTTGTTTTTGATTGTAGCGGATTTCACAGACTAATAATTGGAAAAGTATATGACGCTAAATGGAAAAGTTATAAAGATTTCCTTCCAGTAGATTCTGCTGTTCCATTTTTTGTTGAGATGACAGATAAGATTCCATCCTACACAGAAGCAATTGCTATGAAATACGGATGGATGTGGAAGATCCCACTCCAGAACAGGTTTGGTTGTGGGTACGTCTACGACTCATCTCTTATCTCTGAAGAAGAAGCAGTGAAAGAGATAGAAGAGTTCTTAGGCTATGAGCCAACCTATCCAAGAAAAGACAAGGGTGGCTTTAAGTTTAATGCTGGATGCTATGAAGAGCCCTGGATCAACAACTGTGTTGCGGTAGGCCTTGCAGCAAACTTTGTTGAGCCACTAGAAGCAACATCAATTTGGGTTAGCATTGTAGAGTTGACACAGATATTTGACAATCCGCTATGGCTATTCGAAAACTCGAAAGAGATAAGACAAGAGTTTAACAAGAACATAGTTAGTATGAACAATAATATTTCTGAATTTATATATTTTCACTATATGACTTTAAGAAATGATACAGAGTTTTGGAAAAAGTTTTCATATGAGAATGCACCAAAAGATCTGCAAGAAAAAATTAGCAAGTGGAAGGTCAGACTTCCAAACAAGTTTGACTCTGGAGAGCACTGGTCATCAAATAGTTGGACCTTTGTAGGCTCTGCACACAACACAATTAATAAAGATGTTGCAAAAGCATATATAGAAAATTCTGCAGATTATAAAAAGGGTGTTGATATGTATGACTATTACAAGAAATATCAAGACTATAAGGTGTCAGAGTGTGTAGATCATAGACAATTTTTGGAGGGATTAAAATGAAATTTAGAACAGAGTGGATTAATGCTCTAAAGACAATGAGACACAAAGAGTATTGGAACAAGCCAAATACTGTTGAGTTCTTTGCTTTTATGACAAAAATATCTATTATATTTCCAGGCTTACTATTCGGTAAGCAATGGTGGTGGCTATACATCTTTGCATTGGTATCAAGCCTTGCATTGATTTGGTCATCGACAGTAAAGACTTTGCCTACAATTATTTGGTTTAATATCCTGTGGACAATTCTTGCTGTAAGTGCTATAATTAAACATTGGGTCTAAGGGGGCTTATTATGTATCAGTATTATGTAAGAAAAGTAGAGAACGTAGTAGATGGAGACACCATTGACGTTCTAATTGATTTAGGGTTTGACATTTTGTTTTCATCTCGTGTAAGATTGGCTGGTATTGATACTCCTGAGTCTCGCACAAAAGATCTTAAGGAAAAGGCTCTTGGCCTTGAGTCTAAAGAATATTTAAAGAAGGCTCTAAAAGATGCCAAGTCTGTTGTAATCAAGACTGAGAAGATGGATTCATCTGAAAAGTATGGCCGTATCTTGGGTTGGATATACGTCAATGATGACACAGTGTCTTTAAATGACATGATGATTAATGATGGCTATGCATGGGGATATCTGGGCGACACAAAGGTTAAGGACTTTGATGCACTTGCTAAGGCTAGAAAAAAGTCTGGCAAGTAATGAACATAAGAAGCCAAGCAATGGTAGAGCATTTAATTATGCAAGGTGCCATAGAGATGGCTGGAATAGATGAAAAAGGCGAAATGCTTTACTCTATAACAGACAAACTTGAGTTAGTAAATCCAGAAATCTATGCAGAACTAACAGAACAATATAAGCACCATATGTTTCAAATGATAAAGCAAGGTCCTAAAGCCATGAACTGGAGACTGAGGGTTTAAAGAAAAGTGATACAATCGTTATCTGGGGGCATTCATGAATAGTCTGTATGGAGCGTTGGCTTTAACTGTTCCTTTATTATTAATAATAGGATACATAGTCTTCTTTAAAAAGGAAAAAGTTTATGAGCCTATGATGACTCAATCTATGATCCATAATCAATACTCCAAGCAGAGAAAATATATTGAAAAGATAAATAGAAAAAGCCAGTCAAAAATTCGTCAAGAAAAAGAAAATGTTAGAGTTATCATTGTTGAAAATGAAGCGTACTGGATTAAAGACAATGGGTTTTATACAGCACCAATGGTAGACAATTTGATCAGCAAAGACTCTGCGATACAAGTTGACACGAGCACCATGGATAAGGTACAATTAGACAAGATGTTATTCATACTGGACAAACTAAGAGAAGGGATAAGCAATGATAGTAGGGGTGCAGGGAACGACTAGTTTCAACAACTACAACATTTTTCTTAGAGCAATGGCAGTTGCATTATCTGAATTAGAGGAAAGTGACAAGGAGTTTTACTTGTACACTGCTGGTCCGTCAAATATTAGTGCAATGGCATCTGAGTTTGTTAACCTTTCTGAAAGAGGAATGAAGTCTAGAGGAAAGTCTATTAAATTATTTAGAGTTACTCCCGAATGGATTGAAGAAAACATGAACAGTTTTAATCATTTTGCTTTTGTTTCTAATCCAAAAGAGCAGACTTCTCGAATAGTAAATTTATCAAGATCAAAAAATATCAACACAAACGTATACAACTTCTAAGGAGCACACATAATGGTATCAATCAGTTCTCTTGAAAAAATGGAAGCAATTGTTTCCAAGAACAGCAGCCTTTCCTGGGATGGATGGGATGTTGTAGAGATGATAAGGTCAGATAAGGCCTTTACATCAAAGCAAGGAGCATTAAAAAATAATGCTTGGCACTTAAAAAAGATCTTTGTCGTTTCTAGAACTGGATGGGAAATACCTGACAAGTATGTAAGGTAACATGAATAAGTATGAGTGGAAAGATGATGCTGCATGCCTGGATTATGATACAAACATATTCTTTGACAAGTATGAAGAAGATGAACTGCTAAGGCCTGCTATAGACCTAATGTGTTCAGACTGTCCCGTAAGGAAAGAATGCTTTTCTGTTGGAATTTCTGGTAAAGAGTGGGGTGTATGGGGTGGTGTATACTTAGAAAATGGAGAGATATCAAAAGAATTTTCTAGCCATAAAACAAAGACAGACTGGGGAGTAACATGGCAGTCCCTAACAATGGAGTAATATGTATACAGATCAAATGAGAAGAGCGTTCAGATCCCTTAGATGTCCTGAAGGATTTTCTTTAGAGTTAATAGATAATGACACATTCATAACCGTCAAAGCAAAAGAAAAAGTTTTCATGTCTCTTGAAACAGTTGAAAAGAAAAAACAGGCAATAGAGTATATGATTCGTGTTAAAAAAGCACTAGAAGATAATGGAGCAATTGTTCTATTAGTAAGAGAAGGTGGTAAAGAATTATGATTGAATTGATTTTTATATGCATCCTGTCTTCTTTAACCTTGCTTTTCTTGTCTTTGTACGCTATACAAAAAAGGGCCAACAAGGTTCTTATCTCAAAGACTTTGGAGGCTTTGCTGCTACAGCAATTGACCAGGGAAGCAGGCAAGACAGATAAAGATCAGTCTAATGAGGATTTTTTGAAATTTGTTTCAGATTCTCGTGATTGGGCATACCAATACATAGAAGAGGTACAGGCTGGCCTGAGTTCTTTTATTAATGAGGTTGGCCCACAGATTGACTACTATAATGAGTATGGTTCATCAGTTGAGGGCATGATTGCCCCTCATGATTTTGCTTTAAAAAAAATATCTTCAGAATTTGAAAAGTTAAAAAAACTACTCCCAGAAGACTATGATAGAATAATGTAATGATACGATTAAAAAGCACAAATAACATTAACCTATTCATCTGTGAAGAAGAGTTTTGCGAAGAAGAAAGCACCCAAATATGGGCAAACTCTGAAACAAGAATAGTTGATTTGTGTGACTATCATTATGTTAAGGCAACAAAATGAAATTTTATTATTTTGGTGGAGTAATGGGAAACCCTGAAGATCCAAAAGATCCCTCAAACTTAAACAAGCATAACTTTTCTGGAGTGATGTTTACACATGATATCCCAGAAGGAGACATGTTTGTAAAGACAGCAAAAGATATAGAAAAAGGCGAAGACATTAAATACTTGGTGGCCATTCGTCCATACACAATATCTCCTCAATATCTTTCTATGATAAATAGATCTATGGACAGGATAGATAAAGGCAGACTTCAAATTAATTTAATTTCTGGATATATAAAAGACCATGAAGACGGAGTTGGTGGTGTTGTTGGAGATATCAATGACAATGCCAGTGCTCTTGACAGATCAAACTATATGATAGAGTTTCTTAGAGTATTAAATGAAATGGATCAAGACAAAGAGTCTCCAGGATATTGGCGTGATCCAAACCATAGAAACAAGTTAGACATATATGTATCAACAACGAATAGTTACGTCTTTGAAGCAGCAAAAAAATATGGTCACAAGATTATTTTGCCTTATCATATTTATGCTCGTAGGGGCTGGTCCGATTTTCTAAAGCATCGTTCTGCATCAGTACCACTTGAATTAGACGGGATGGAAGTGATGATTGCAATTACTCCCGTTATTAGAAAAACAGAAGAAGAACTTGACTTGCTAACAAACCATGTAGTTAGACCAGTGTGGAGAAAAGGAGAGGTTCCACAGCCCGTTCTTGATACTGCCTACCTTACATATGATCAGTTTGACGATCTTGTAAAGACTCTTGAAAGTAGAGGTATAAACCATATGCTTATTAATGCGGTACCGTCAGAAGAAGTAAACGTAATAGTTCCATTTATTAAACGATATGTAGAGGAAAATAAAAAATGAAAGATGTGATACTATCAGTATTAACAGGTTTTGGATGTGGTGTAGTATTTGCTGCATTCAAATTGCCAGTCCCAGCACCACCAGTTTTTGCGGGAGTCGCAGGAATTATTGGTCTATGGATTGGTTTTACAGTACTAACAAAAATAATATCCTAGGAGGAAAATTATGAATCAACAAATCAAAAACGCACTGGCGTCATACGGAAGATCAGTACTTGGAGCAGCAACAGCAATGTATGCTTCTGGAGTTACAGATCCCCAGACACTAGCATACTCACTACTTGGAGCACTTGTGCCCGTTGTATTGAGAGCAGCCAACCCTAACGATCCTGCATTCGGCAAGATGCCATCAGTAGATGAGGTAGATGCAGCAGTTAAGTCTGCAAAGGTTGTTAAGAAGACCGCAAAGAAGGCTCCTGCAAAGAAGTCATCTGGTGGAGGCAAGGCTACTAACCAGGTAAAGTAATCTCACTCTAGACTAGCAGGCTTGTTACTTGACAGGCCTGCTTTTCTATGCTATAATATTTATACCTGCCCAATAGGGGGGTAACTTAACTTATTCGCTTGAAAGGGGAATAACATGGTAACAAAGTACGCTATGGATCTATTCAATGATCCTTTTTTTATTGGCTTCAACAGAGAGTTGAGTCGCCTAAATACAGCACATAAAACAAACTCACAGTCATACCCTCCGTATGATCTAATCAAACTAGATGAAGATACATATCAGATCTCGCTGGCTATTGCTGGTTTTTCAAAGGAAGATATTGATGTATCCGTAGATAATGGAACATTAATTATTAAGGGTGAGATTGTAGAAGTAACAGATGCAGAGGTAGTTCATAAAGGCATCGCAGGAAGAAAGTTCGTAAGATCTTTTGCACTGGGAGAATATATGGAAGTAACTTCTGCAGAACTTAAGGATGGCATGCTGCATGTTCATGTAGTACGCATTGTTCCTGAAGATAAAAAGCCCAAGTCTATTAAAATTAAGTAGTATAATAGATACTATTCCGTCATGATACATGCAGTTGCTTATAGCAACCCTATTGCTGAGTACGGATAAGCCAGGGTCGCACCCTGGGAGACCTGAGCAAGTCCATAAACTGCTCCATTATTCATCTAAAGTTCTTTGTTTGTTTGCCATTTATAACAAAACTTTATAGAATTGTTAGATATACTATAACTATGAAACTTAAACTATCGCTCATCGCAGCACTCGTTGCGTCATTTATTTTTATTCCATCAGCATCCGCTTCAGAGCAAATTACTGGTAGCGGATCTTCCTTTATAGCAAACTACCTTGATGCATGTCGTATCACTTATGCAAAATCAACGGGAAATACAGTAACATATTCATCACTTGGATCTGGGGCAGGAAGAAACCAACTATCCAATAAAATAATAAATTTTGCTGGTAGCGATACGCCATTTGCTCCAGGTGAGCAACAGCCAGAGGGATATGTTTATGTGCCATTCATTGCTGGTCCAATTGCAATAATGTACCGTCTTGATGGGTACAACAAACCAATTCAATTAAGCAGAACTACCCTTGCTAATATTTTTGCAGGTAAAATAACAAAATGGAATGATAAGGCAATAGTTAAAGACAATACCATAAAAGGTGTAAAACCAAAACTTCCAAACACTTCATTAAAAATTGCTTTTAGATCAGATGGTTCGGGAACCTCTCAAATATTTACTGAATATTTTAATGCAGTAAATCCTAACATCTGGAAAAAACCAGGAAATAAAGATTTTAAAAGTGCATTTCCAGGAACAATTCCAGTTTCAGCACAGTCTGGATCGGGATCTCATGGTGTTGTAATGATTACAAGACAGATGAATGGTGCAATAACATATGCAGAGTTATCTTATGCATCTGGTTTAAAGGTTGCTTTGATAGAAAACTCAGCAGGAAAATTCATAAAACCAAGCGCAAAGTCAGCATCTCAATTTCTTAGTAATTTTCAGCAGGGAGATAACGGTATTATTAATGCTAATTATAATAACCCAAACCCATTAGCATATAACCTATCTGCTTTTAGTTATATCATAGCCTTTAAAGAAAAAACTCCTAAAAATACTGAAGTTAAACAGTTCCTATCCTTTTCAATAACAAAATGTACAAAGGATGCAGTTGGGTTAGGATATGCACCACTGTCTGGTCCTGCACTAATCCTTGCTAGAGAAAAAATATCTGAGATAAGTTCTGGAAATTAACTGATATAATATTATAGTCCCACACAGGACCTTAGTGATGGATTAGTTACCCATTGGATAGAGACCGTGGCGCAAGTCAGGTGAATTGCCTGTGTGGGACCTAATATTTTGCGGTATAATAATAACAATGACTGACAAAGAGTTGGACCATTATAATAAGCAGCAGTACAAGAAGATGCTTGCTAAGATAAAAGAGGATTCTGGCTGTGTAGATTGTGGTGTTGGTAACCATATAATCCTAGACTTTGACCACATAAGAGACAAGAAATACAATGTATCAAGGATGATCCATGATGGTTTTTCATGGAAGGCTATCAAGAAAGAAATAGAAAAGTGTGAAGTGGTTTGTGCCAACTGTCACAGGATCAGGACTTACAACAGGCTTAACGGTATGATATAATTATAGTATGACAAACTGCCCAAAATGCTCTTCTTCAGCAATCGATTCAGAAGTTGCTATGGCTATGTACGACTCATCAATTGGTAAGGCATACGAAGACTGTGGTTGTCCAACTTGTAAAGAACTAAACGTAACCTGTGAAGAGTGTCCAGATTGCCAGGCTGAAACAGTTGCTAAGCAAGCACCTTGCTGGGATGGCTATGTACAAAGAGGCATGAAGCCAGGTGCAGACGGAAAGCCAGTACCTAACTGTATTCCAGTCGCTAAGTCAGATAGTTGGATTGATTCTCCATTTAGGATGGTAAAGTAATGCCAAAGAAAAAAGCAGCAGCGTTTAATCCTATTCAGATTAAAGATGGATGGATTGTTAGATTATATAAAGATGGTCGTATTAAGTCCAAGATCGCACCATATGAACCAAAGCACAAGGCAAAGTAAATGAAATACAATAAGGTTTATTTTTTACATATACCAAAAACTGGTGGTAGATTTTTAACAAAGTATATTCTTAGACCTATGGAAGAGACTCTTGCTAAACACGGTATTGAGTATCTTAGAATGCCAGAAGACATGAGACAGCACGGTGGATGGCCATTCTTTATAGATGATGAAACATATGTTATCTCACTTTTTAGAGAGCCTTCTGAGTTTTTTGTTAGCACTGTCTGTCATGCTGCTGCAGGTAGAGCAGACTTAATAGACAAAGAAAACTGGCATGTTATAAGAGGAGAAAACCTCAATGTTGAAAAAGAAGAATTATTTAGTAAGTTATCTTACTGGCACTACATGAAAGATTTTCAAGCGCATAATTTTGCTTTAAGTCCAGACCCAGCAGCAATGTCTGTTATTAAGGAAGCACAATTTTTCCATGATGAGCAAAAGGAATATGACGAAGAGTTAATATACGATAGAATTAATAGAACGAATCTATTTATTAGAACTGATGAATTAAAAAATATGGACTATACATTGCTGGTTAAAAAAATATCAGAAGATTTAGGCGTAGAACTAGATGTTGATTTATCACAAATTGACAAAACATATTTTAAGAATGATGCTTCAAAAAGACTATTTGAATCTTTAACTCAAAGCGAAAAAGATCTAATCCTTGAAAATTTTACACTAGATAAAAAAATATACGAAAACGATTCTTTATTCTGGAATCCCAAAACTATCCTCTGATGGATAATTAATCTGTTCTTTTACTTTATTTAAAGAATCATTGTCTGTTGTTCCCCAGTATCCAAAATATT